ATACATGAGATAGATCCATTGTTAGCGCTCTCAGTTGCTTGAATCTTAACTGTGGAATTTGGGGGTATGATGAATTCAAACATTTTCGGTTGATCCCCAGTATTATCAGCATCGACAACGAATTTTTCTACAAATAAGGATTGTCCGTCTACATTAATTACATAGCTCAAAACCTCACCTACTGATATTGAACTCCAGTCTATACCTAAAGTAATCCGTGTTAAATAAAATGCTGAGGGATTAGTATAGGAGAGGAGGGTGACAGCAGAAGAGGTAAGACCATAACTTCCACTCCACCCATAGATATTGCCACCTTTGGCCCTTGAAATAGACTTAGACGCGGCTAAGGTCATGCGATCATAGTACTTTGCCTGTAATACTAACTATCTGACTTCGTGCGTTATTATCGGTTACATTTGTAGCAGTTAATTTTACACGTGTCAACGGTGGGATTATGATAGGGATTAGATTATCTGGTGAGGTATATTGCGCCGAGTGTGTGGTAAGATAACCTTGAACTAATGTATCATTAAAATAAATCTTATAGAAAAAGTCTTCTGTCACTCCTTGGACATAATTAAATTGAACATTACATGAAAGCGCCTTAGCGCCAGACGTAAAGTTGAGGAGGTCCTTTTCTGTACCGTCTACCGCGATTGAACCACTATAGGCATAGACCCGATCCCCTACAAAGGAAAGTCCTAATTGGGTACCGAGAAACGTTGCCGCGTGTTTCTGTTTAGCCATTCATTAGATCTATTCGAAGTAAAGTGTGACAGATCCAGACGAAGCCGCCATACTGCCGCCACCGCTAATCTGAATTGCTATCTGTAGATCTATATTATTTGCATTGCCAATAGGGAACGCTACAGGTACGGAATTAAAACCGACTGCGCATGCCGCATCGGCTGTATCCCCTGCTATTCCCATGATGGTAAAGTTCTGTTCTGAAAAATCAGATCCAAGTAAACGGCATACAACCTGAAATCCTTTTGCATTAAATCCGTCAATGGCGCAATCGACCCTACTGATGCGCGATGAACCGCCGGGTACTTGTATATTTCCCAAATTGGAACTGTTCATATTATCTGTCAAGGAAAAATATTCCTTGTCTGTTGGCGTGCTATCAAACGATCTCTGTATTGTGGTTACCATTTAGAGTCTGAAGTAAAGCTTACTCCCTCCGAGTTTTAGTTGTGGAAACTGCTTGCGTGCGAATGCTCCTAACAGAGCAATGCCTCCGGCAGTAACTAATGTCTTTCTACCTGTATCCGATGTTACCATATCAATAGCGTTTCCTGACAGAGTGGCAAAGGCCTTTCCTAGTTCACCATCAGTAACGTCTTTTATCACTCCCTCAGCTCTAGCCCGTGAACTAGCAGTAGCACCAGTTGTGGAAGCATTGTTTAGGTATGCGGCTATTGCTAACCCAGACGCCATACCTGTCACGCTTGGATGTGGGATTGATTTCATATATTTACCTCTTTTTGGATTATTGTTCTTGTATGCCCGTCTTGCTGTTCTCCTCACTTGCCCCTTTCTGGTGGAACGTGGCTTTTTCCGAGCCTTCGAAGTTTTGTAGGACTTTTGAGAAATTAGTTTGCCGTCACGAAAATACATTCGGCGGCCTTTGGCTCCTTTTCTGGTGTACAGTCCGACGGGCACGTTGCGACTTACTTACTTCTATTATATAAACCTTCGTGAAACTTAGTTTGATACTTGCCACATCCACTACAATAATGCAATCTCTTAAAGTTATATTGTATCTTTCCTTTTAGATCCGTGCATTCACAAGGCCACATCTTAGTATATTTGAAGTTCTGAACGTCTTTCTTAACTAACATTCTCACAAATTCGTTAAAAGAGATCTCCCTATATTGACAGATCCGTTTAGCCAAAAGAAACCAAGCGCTATTTGTAGGAAATTTTAACGCAACCTGCTTTAGCGGACCGCCATAATGCGGATGTCGACCCGAACTTATGCCACCCATTATTCTTTACCCCTCTTCATTAAAGTTTGATACCAGGATGATTTACACTGAGGACATATGTGCCACCAACCATCATTGGCAATAAAACTGGGTGGATAGATTGTATTTTCCTTATTACAGAATTCACAGATCATCAATCAAACCCTCCAAAAAGCCTTGGACCGCATAGGCCTCTAATTGATGTTTTTTTCATTTTAGTAGTCCCTCCCTCCACATTAGGACACCTTCCCATCTACGGGCTTGTTTTTTAGTCCCGTTGTCTATAATGTCGAAGTAACACTTCGGACACATATGCCATGAATCACAGGATACACGGCATCTAATACACTCTTTTCCATATTTTGCATGTTTCACGTTTCCACCGTACCTACATGGAAGAACCCCTATTTAGTATATACTGTATATATGGAAAATAAAAGAAGTGCGTGACACATAAACACAAAAAGTATATATTTAATTCAAACTAGAAGCCGTCGTACCTTTTATTATCAGTATATACTATATTACTACTACTACTACTACTACTACTACTTTTTCTTCTTTTCTGTGCGTGAAATAGGGGGTATTCTGCGTTTCTGTGCGTTTTAGATGCGTTCTTCTGCTAGTCCCATGCGTACTGTAGCGTCAGTAGTGCGTTTGGGTTGATTTTTAGCAGCATCGGTTATCATCGGTAACATTTTAGAAGCCAGTGCTTGAATATACCAAGGTTGACCTGATAGATCTTGAGTCATATTATGCAAAAAAGAAAGTTGCGAACCCTCTTCAGAACCTTTCAGTTCTTTCGCAGCATTTCCCATTGCTCCTGCCCAGAATTTTTTAAGGCTCTCTCTAGCTTGTGGAAGCATAAATTCCTCGAAATCAATTAACATCTGTTCCCTAATTTTTTTAGTGATTACATCTAATGACATTAGGAGGGTTTCGTCAGATTCAGAACTTTTTAACCAAGATTCTATTTTTTTTTGAGTTTTCAAAGGAATCCAAATTGTGTAAATTGTAAAATATAAAAAGAATGAAAGAATCCAGACTAAAAGAAATTCTTGATCTGTCATTAAAAGAATTTATCCTTTACATAATCAATCCCGATCTGAAATCCTTTTTGCTGCATACATGACACAATCCAGAATGGGCCCGCTATCGGATAGGTAAACCCTAAATTCTTTTTCGCATTATCCCTACAGGCTCCCAATGCACTTTGGAAATCGTGCGATACTTCCGTTATTGGATCTATAAAAGTTTCCGTTACTGCTTCTTTAGATTCATCTATCATATCCTTAATTAAATTTTTCACGTTTTCGGGTATATCTTCTAAAACGTCTAATAGATCCGCCATCATTTTAAGAGCGTCTGTTGTTTTGTCATACATTGCCGCTAAAACTATCCCCCTTGGTAAATTCAGATCTACAGCCGGTACCACCTCGGCAATAGCAATCAGATTATTCATGGCATTGACTTTCGGATCTATCTTAGACAGTCCTAGCCAGGCTAGTGCTTGAATAAATGGTGTAAATGTTTTGATTAATTCAGGGGTGATAAGATCCCAATTAATATTAGGTAATTCTTTCTTCATAATCTATACCCTGTTAACATACATGAGATAGATCCATTGTTAGCGCTCTCAGTTGCTTGAATCTTAACTGTGGAATTTGGGGGTATGATGAATTCAAACATTTTCGGTTGATCCCCAGTATTATCAGCATCGACAACGAATTTTTCTACAAATAAGGATTGT